AAAACAATGTCAGCATACCGGAATAGTATGCTTTTTGTTATCTCTACAGCCGGGGACATCCCTACAGGCTTCCTTGCTAACCGCCTCAAATATTGTCAGAAGGTGTTGAAAGAGCTGGTCAAAGATGATTCATTCTTCATCTTCATCTGTAAGGCCAATCAGGCAACAGATGGCGATGTGGGAGACTACTTGGATGAGAATGTGCTGAAGATGGCTAATCCCTCATGGGGTGTGACTGTCTCACTCAAGGCCCTCAAGGAAGAAGCGGAACAGGCCTTGAATGATCCACAGACCAGAAATGAGTTCTTCAATAAGACATTGAATGTCTTCACTAACTCAATGAACGCTTATTTCAATCCAGATGAGTTCATTGCTAGTGATGACTGCTATGACTGGACCATTGAGGAGCTTGCAAGGCTTCCTATTCGCTGGTATGGAGGAGCTGACCTCTCAAGACTGCATGACTTGACCGCTGCTGCTTTATACGGTGTGTATAACGATGGGGAAAAAGATGTTGATATCTGTATCACACACGCTTTCTTTCCTCGTGTCAACGCTCAGAAGAAAGCCAATGATGATGGCATTCCACTATTTGGATGGCAATCAGATGGATGGCTGACAATGAGCAACACTCCAACCGTCCTCTATGATGATATTGTTAAATGGTTCATAGAAATGCGACAGAAAGGCTTCAAAATTGCTGCTGTCGGGATGGATAGAAAATTTGGTAGAGAGTTCATGCTCAAAATGAAACAAGCCAAATTCAAAATGATTGACCAACCTCAGCTATTCTATTTGAAATCAGAGGGATTCAGAAGAATTGAATTAAAAGTGAAGAATAAAGAATTTTATTATGTACATTCGGACGCTTATGAATACTGTGTCAGCAATGTCAGAGCCATTGAGAAAGTGGATGACGCTGTCCAGTATGAGAAGTTAGACGGTGATGGCGGTACAGCAAGAATTGACTTGTTTGATGCGAGTGTATTCGCTTGTATTCAGGCGCTTGCTAACCTTGGTAAGAATAAGAATGTGATGGCTTACTTTGATTAGATAGAAAGGAGGTGAGAAATATGGGAATCTTTGACAAATTATTCAAGCGTGGCAAGTCTCAGACGATGTTCACAAGCTTTGGGAATTCAGATATGGGCATTATGTATGACGGTGATGGCTATATTCCACTAGCAAGGAATCCAGATGTGATCATGGCAGTCAATAAAATTGCTGACATGGTTTCGAATATGACTATCCAGCTCATGGAAAACACAAAATCTGGTGATGTACGGATCAAGGACGGGTTAGCCCGTAAGATTGACATCAACCCTTGCGATCACATGACAAGAAAGTCATGGATCTTCAAGATTGTCAGGGACTTGCTTCTATTTGGCGATGGGAATTCTGTCCTACATGTGGAATACGATCCAATGACTGACTATATCAGCAATCTCAGACCATTCCCAATGTCGGAAGTGTCGTTCATAAGCAATGATCTGACATACATGATCCATTTTAGGGACACTGATTTCAATCCAGATGAAGTGGTCCACTTCGCCATCAATCCTGATCCAGACCGGCCTTATATTGGGACCGGTTTTAGATTTGCTTTGAAAGATATCGTCCGCAATTTAAACATGGCTACACAAACCAAGAAGGGCTTCATGAATGGGAAAAACATTCCAAGCCTGATCATCAAGGTAGATTCGTCAAGTGAGGAACTTGGAACAGTGGAAGGCCGTGAGAAAGTCGCTAAGAAATACTTGACAACAAGTCAGTCCGGTGAACCTTGGATTGTTCCAGAAGCTTTGTTAGAAGTTGAACAAGTGAAGCCATTAAGTTTGAATGATATCGCTTTGAATGAGTCAGTAGAAATTGATAAGAAAACAGTAGCTGGGATGTTAGGTGTTCCGGCTTTTGTGTTAGGTGTGGGAGACTTCAACAAAGAAGAATACAACAACTTTGTGAATACCACTATCATGAGCATCGCAACAACGATTACTCAGACCCTTACAAGAGACCTACTGACTTCAACCACACGTTACTTCAAATTCAATCCACGTTCACTGTATTCTTACGACATTACAGAGCTTTCAACTGTTGCTCAACAGATGACAAACAGCGCTGCAATGCGTAGGAACGAGTGGAGAGACTGGGTTGGTATGACTCCGGATCCTGAAATGGATGAAATTATTGTTCTCGAAAACTACCTTCCACAAGGGGAGTTAGGCAATCAGAGCAAACTAAATAAGGAAGGAGGAAATGCCAATGAAGAAACGTAATTCATACATCGCTACTCAATTTGAGACACGAGAAGAACAAGAATCTGGTGACTTGATTCTGAGTGGTTACTTCATCCGGTTCGATGAAGAAACTGAGCTGTGGCCAGGCTATTTTGAAGTGATCAAACGTGCAGGAGTGGAAGAAGCCATCAAGAATGCTGACATCCGTGCATTATTCAATCATGATCATAACCTAGTTTTAGGTCGCACAGGCAACAGCACAGTGAGTCTCAAAGTTGATGACAAAGGTCTCTATGGTGACATTATCATCAACAGGAATGATCCTGATGCTATGGGAGCGTATGCCCGTGTACAGCGTGGGGATATTGTTGGATGCAGTTTTGGATTTATGCCAATTAAGGTGGATACCATTGAGCGTGAAGATGGTTCCTATCTTGATACCGTGTTAGAGCTTGAAATCTTTGAGGTCAGCCCTTGCACATTCCCGGCTTATCCACAGACTGAAATTGCTGCACGGAAGAAAGACTTTGAATGTCTGAAACGTGCTAACAGTGAAGCGTTAAATGAACGCAAAATGAAAATTAAGGAGAAATACAATCTATGAACAAAGCATTGATTCTGGGCGCACGTATGCGCACAAAAGCAAATAAGGTTGTTGAATTGGAAGAAGCAATTGAAGAATTGAACAACCGTTCTGCAATCGAAGCAGAAAAATTGGACCGTGCTGAAACTGAAGAAGAAGTTTCAACGGTTGAAAAGAGCCTTGAAGAACTTCAAAAAGAATTAGAAGAGAAACAAGCAGAAAAAGCAAAACTTGAAGAAGAAATTGAAGATCTTCAAAAACAAGTTGACGAGCAAAATCGGAAAGCCCCAACATTCAAAGATGTTGAGCAACGTGGAGGAAAGAAATTGGAACAACGTGACGCAATTGCTAAATTCATTCGTACTGGTCAAACCCGTGACATTGAAGGTCTTAAAACAACTGACTCTGGAAGCGCTGCTTTGATCCCAACTGAAGTGCTAAAACCTCACTTCCTTGAAAAGACACGCAATCCACTCTTGGATCTTGTCCAACGTGTCAAAGTAAATAGCGGTTCTGGTAAATATCCAGTTATCAAGAAGACAGACAGCAAAATGGCTTCAACTGATGAATTGAAAGTCAATCCTGAACTTGGAAAACCAAGCATCAGCGAAATTGATTACTCAATCAAGACTTACCGTGGGTACATCCCTGTATCTCAAGAAATGATTGATGATGCAGACTATGACATCATGTCAATCGTAGAAGATGAAGTATTCAATCAAGGTGAAAACACTGAATTGTCATTGGTCGCTACCATCCTCAAATCAGCAACTCAAGCAGATGCTGCTGGATTCGATGGCATCAAGGACATCTACAACAAGAAACTCAAATCAATCTACAAAGCAAGTATTGTTGTAACGCAATCAATGTTTGCAGCCCTTGACAAAGTGAAAGACAAAAATGGTCGCTACATGCTTCAAACGGATGTTGCTTCACCTACAGGCTACTCATTTGGTGGCAAAACAATCTACCCGGTAGATGATACAGTCTTTGGATCTGAAGGAGACATGAAGTTCTTCATTGGTGATGTTTCTGAATTTGTAAAACTCTTTGACCGTTCTCAAGTATCTGTTAAATGGGTCAACAACGACATCTATGGCCAATTGCTTGGACTCTTCATCCGTTTGGATGTTAAGAAAGTAGATGCTGCTGCTGGATTCTTTGGCACATACACTGATGTTGTAGCGTAAGGAGGTATCACATGCCCTATACAGTAATCCGTCCATTCAAGGACATGCGTGATGAAGAACAACATGAATATAAAATTGATGATGTGTTTCCACGCAAAGGCTATGAACCTGATCAAGAGTTCGTTAAAGGACTCTTGACAGGCTTTAATTCAGCAGGTTCAATCTTCATCACTGATGAAGTGGTAAAGAAAGCTACTAAGAAAGTAGAAGAGGCTGCTGAAGAAGTGGAAGAAACTGCTGAGAAAGCAGAAGAAACCTCTGAAGAAGTGGAAGCAACTACTGAGGAAGTAGAAGAAACCACTGAAGAAAAACCAAAACGCAAGAAAGCAACCAAGAAAGAGGAAGAATAGCATGGACACTGGTCAGTTAGTGGAATTACTTAAAATAAAATTAGGAATTGCTTCAAATTTGCGAGATAAAACACTGGAGAAGATTGTCTCAAGCGTCATCAGCGAATTAACAAACAATCTGGGTGTTGAATTGGTTCCAGATCGTGCTGACCATGAAATGTTCATTGTTGACTTTGCTGCTTATCGCTATGAAGGTGGTGTTGATTTACCACGTCACCTTCAATGGCGCTTGCACAATCTGCAAATCTCTTCCAAGAAAGAGGTGCGAGATGTGGAATGATGAAATCACATTGATAGGTTTTAAAATTACAGGTAAGGACAAGCTCAAGCAAGATCTGACTGAGAAAGTAAAGACTACAATTTTTTGTAAGAAAAAATCTATCACACGATCCGAATTTTACCAAGCCAACCAGGCTGGCATTCGTCCAAATCTGATTGTTGATATTCACAGCTTTGAATATGACAATCAGGAATTTGCTGAATTTGGCGGTAAGGAGTACCGGATTTTGAAAACATATCCAATCAACCTCAACATCCTTGAATTGACTCTAGTGGAGAAAATGACATGAGCCAAGATCTAGCCAGTCAAATCGCTCAAGCATTAGCAGATTATTCCACAGAGGTTGAAGAGAAAGTTGACAAAATAGCAGAAGAAACAGCAGAAGAGACCGTCCAAGAATTGAAAGCGACAAGTCCCAAACGATTTGGGAAGTATGCTAAAACGTGGAAGAAGAAGAAAATGGGGAAAGGTAACTTTGTAGTGCATAACACAAATTACCGTCTCCCTCATTTGCTTGAATTTGGACATATCAAAAGGAACGGGGGACGGGTTTCCGGTATTATACACATCAAGCCGGCAGAAGATCACGCTATTGAGAATTTTGAAAAGAAATTGAAGGAGCTTGGAAGATGAAGCTGTCAGAGTTTGCAGATATTTTGGAACAGGCTGGCTTGCCAGTCACTTATAAGGCATTCAGGGAAGGAAATGTCCCCACGCTGCCTTACCTTGTCTATTTTGAAAGCTTGCCATCTATCACAGGAACAGACAATCAAGCATCATACATGATCCGTGCTGTCACTGTAGAATTGGCATTTGAACGAAAAGATGAGGAGCTAGAAGAACGATTGGAAGAGCTGTGGAATGACCACAAGCTCTTTTATGATGTTCAAGAAGAGAATTTTATTGAATCAGAAAGACTGTTTGTGAAGTCTTATGAAGTCTATCTATATTGAGGAGGAAAGAAATGACTGAAAACAAAGTTACATTTGGACTTGAAAATGTCCATGTGGCACCAATCCAATCAATCAGTGAAGCAGGAGTGATCACTTATGGTCAAGTATTCCGCTTCCCTGGAGCGATGGAATTGACGCTGGACCCTAAAGGGGATTCAGGATCAGTGAAAGCTGATAACATTGATTATTACTTCGTCAACTCAAACGAAGGTTACGAAGGTAAATTCAAAGTCCCACACATCATTGAAGCATTCGCAACAAAAATTTTGGGTGACATCAAAGACTCTACAACAGGAGTGGTCACAGAAAAAGCAGATGCGAAGACAACCAACTTCGCACTTATGTTTGAATTTGCTGGCGATGCTAACAAGACACGCCATGTCATGTATTACTGTTCAGCAAGTCGCCCATCAAGCGGATCAGCTACCAAGAACGGAACCAACGTGAATGAACGTGAATTGAGCTTCAATGCCAGCCCTCGTCCCGGTGACCAAGTTGTGAAACGTTCCATCACATCAGCGGATGATCAAGAAGTTTATAAGAAATGGTTTGAAAAGGTCTATGAACCTAATCAAGCTTTGTAATTAAGGAGGACTTAAATGCGTAAGAGTGTGACCATTAGTGAAAAGGAGTATGAGCTTGTAACCAATGCTTACACTCCTATCGCTTATAAGAGTGAGTTTGGGAAAGATTTCTTCCAAGATCTATTTGGAATGATCTCAAACCAGAATATCATGCAAATGGCTGAGAATGGCAACAATGAAGTTGACATCAACATGTTGGCCAACTTTGATATGACCTTCTTCAATCGCTTGTTTTGGGTTTTCACGAAATCAGGAAATCCACACATCAAGCCTTATGAACAATTTTTCATGGAAATGGAGGAATTCCCCTTACAGGACATCGCTCCAATTCTAATGGAAATGATCAACGACACGATGACATCAAAAAAAAACCAGATGAGTCAGAATCAGCCAGTGATGAAATCTTTACAGTAGAATCATATCTTTCTTGCTGTAAAGAAACTGGTCTCACAATTGATGATTTGAAGCACATTTCAATTGGAATGGCTTTGGATTATCAAACAGATTATGTGAATTTGCGTACTGAGAACAAATCAGAAACACGCAAGGCCACACAGTCAGATTTTGACTCATTTTAGTCTGAAATAGAGTGCTGAGAGGAAGAATCTGAGGTCAAGTTCATTGAATAGATGGACAATTGATCACAAGAATCCTTTAGGCGCTCTTTATATTTTTATGTGAAAGGAGGAAATATGGCCGGTAATATTAAAGGGATAAAAATTGAAATTGGCGGTGACACACAGCCCCTTCAAAATGCCCTGAAAAAAGTAAATTCTGCCTCTATTGAAGCAGCAAAAGAATTGAAGAGCATTGACAAGGCTCTGAAATTTGACACAGGGAATGTGACTCTATTGGCTCAGAAGCAAGAAGTGCTTCAAAAGCAAGTCTCAACTACCAAGGAGAAATTGGAAACATTGAGACAGGCACAAGCACAAGTTGAAGCTCAGTTCAAGAGTGGTGACATTGGTGCCGATCAATACCGTGCATTTCAACGGGAAGTTGTCCAGACAGAGAACATCCTGAAGGGCTATGAGAACAAGCTTGAGAATGTCAATAAGGCATTAGATGGAAATGGGAATGCTACCAAATCCAACCGTGAACAACTGAAAGAGCTTCAAAACGAGCAACAGCGCCTTGCAAGTGAAGGTGACAAAGTTGTCAGCTCATTCAAGCTGCAAGAAAGCCAAATGGGTTCCAATGCTAGTGAAGCAGATAAGCTGGCACTTGCTGAACAAAAGATTGGGAAGCAAAGCGAGATTGTTG